GATTCAATGTCAACTGAAGAAAGACGAAAAGTGGTTGAAGAATCTTATTCACAAATGGCGAGAGAGATGCATGAAGCTGACCCTGATGTTGCTAGAGGGTTGATGAAAAATATGGCTGAGATGGCGTTATATGATTCGGAAATAGCAGGTGGTGATGAATGTTATTTACCTTCAAGTGGTGTATTTCCTTCAGGAGATAAATTAAGAGTGGATAGAGATGGAAATGGTGTAGTTGAAAAGATTGCAGCCGTTTCTGTTAAGTTTGGTAAAAGTGGAGCATTCTATGGTTTTCCTGGTGAAAGTGCACAATATGTTAAATTTCATCCAGACACGGATAAACAAAATTCAATGAGAAATAGAGTTGGACATAAAGGTCATTCATTAGGAGTTAGAGATGATTTAATTCAAGAACCTAAAAAGTTTGATAAAATGTTAAAAGAAAGTGGACTTGATGGAGCTATAAAAGATTCTGAAAAATTAAGAACAAAACTTTCAGAGATGCAAGAAGAAATAGATAAGATACGAGATGAAATTACCAACGATAAAGGTAAATATAAAAATAAAGATTTAGTAAAGAAAAGAAAACAACTAGAAGACTTAAATAAAGAATCTCAATCTTTACTAAAAGAAGTTGTTGATGTGGACAAGTTAACAGAAATTATAGGAAAAGAAAACACCAGATTATTTATGAGTGGTGGATGTCAAGCTATTAATCTAATTTGTATGGCTTCAGCATTAAAAACATCTGATGGTCTTTCAGTTATTGAACATAATCATCAACTTATAGATAAAAATGGTTTAACTTCAGAAACAGATAAAGGAACAACAAATCTAAAACAATGGAGATTTGCATTTAGAGCTTTTGATAATAGAGGTGGTGGATTATTATCTGGATTCATTGGTGGAGAAGGGTAATGAAATCTCAACTACTAGCAACATTTACAACAAAAGATAATCTTGATGAAACAATCAAGAAAATTACAGATGCTTATACAATCATATTCAGTAAAGTATATGTATTACAAAATGAAAATAATGTAAATGAGTTAATATGTACATATAATGTAGATACTCAAGGTGGTGTGGATTATAATAAAGTAGAGGGAACTATTTCACTACACAGAAAAAAACATTCCAATACATTATATACCATTAATGCATTAAATGAATGTATAAAGAATTTAAACAATGGTGTCTTAGACAACAAGTTTATGATACCCTGGGAAAACTTTAAGAATATGTTAATGGTAACAAATTCAGATGGTTTAAATAAAATCAATACAAGAATTTTTAAAATAGAAAAAATTCAATAAATATAGGAAATAGGTTATGTCAAAAAAATTAAAAACAGAATCAACATTATATTACTTTTACTCAACTGGATGTGGGTTTTGTAAAAAGGTAGACCCAATAGTAGAAAAGTTAAATAAAGCTGGTAAGGATATTCTTTTATTAGATTTAAATGAACCTGATAATAAAGGGTTAAAAAAAGAATTAGAAAAAGAATATGATACTAGTTGTGGAACACCATTTTTAGTAGATGCTAGTAATGGTAATAGTATTTGTGGTTGGAAAGATGAAGAAACAATAAAAAAATGGGCAGATGGTGAAGAAATACCTAAACCACCAAAACCAAAATCACCAGCTCCACCACTACCAAAAGATTTTGATAATAAAAAACAAATAAATAAATTTACTAAACAATACAATAAATGGAAAAATGAAAATAATCATATACCAAATCTTCAAACCTCTGAACAAATCATAGAAAGAATTAAACAACAATTAAAAACTCAAAAAAATCAACAACAATCTTTAGATGGTAGAGTAACATCTATTGAACAAAAATTAGATAGGTTGATGAATCATCTCGGAGTAAAATGAGTTTTAAATTTAAACCAAAAGTAACAAAAGACAGACAAGCTACTAAAGAAGAAATAGATTGTATTAAAGAAACTGAAGAGATGTTACAGGAAGAACAAAAACTTCCTCCAGCATCTCAGATGGTTCGAGATATAGCTACAACTCATTGGAAATCTTTAAAGTCTTGGTTAAAAGGTTCTCAAGTAATAGCACCTCAAGATATAGCCGAAAAAAGATGGAAGATATGTTTAGAATGTCCACATCTTCTTTATGACGAAACCAATCCAGATACAAATAAGAAAGATGGTAGATGTACTCATTGTGGTTGTTTTATGAATGTAAAAGTTCATTATGCTGTGGCTGAATGTCCAATTGATAAATGGGATGCTAGTTGTCAATGCAATCCAAATAAAAATTGTGATTAAAAAAATAAAAAAAAAGCTTGACTTATATGGCTTTTTTGATATATATTATATAGATAGTATAAATAGGTTATATGGTTATACGAATTAACCATAACTAATAAACGATAAAAGATAAACATAGGAGAAGTACAAATGGATATAAATGCTATAAAATCCAAACTAGCAACACTACAATCAACAACATCAACAAAAGATAACTTTTGGAAACCTGAACCAGGTACACAAGTTGTTAGAGTTGTTCCTTACAAACATAATAAAGATAACCCATTCATTGAGTTATTCTTTCATTATAACTTAGGTAATAATAAAACATACTTATCACCGATGTCCTTCGGGCGTCCTGATCCAGTAGCTGAATTTGCTGACAAACTAAAATCAACAGGTAATAAAGACGAATGGATTCAAGGTAAAAGACTTGAACCTAAAATGAGAACTTTTGCACCCGTTGTAGTTCGTGGTAAAGAATCTGAAGGTGTTAAATTTTGGGGATTCGGTAAAACAGTATATCAAGAGTTACTTGGTGTAATTGCTGACCCTGATTATGGTGACATCACAGATGCAACTGGTGGTAGAGATATAGGTATCGAAAGACAAACACCCGCTGAGGCTGGTAACCAATATGGTAAAACTACTGTAAGGGTTAAACCTAATCAAACGGCTATTACTGAAGATGCTACTTTACTTACAAGTATAATGGATAATCAATCTGATTTGACAGAACTTTATAACGAACCAACATATGATGAGTTAAAAGAAGTTCTTCAAACTTTCTTGAATCCATCTGATGATACACAGACTACAGCTACAGCAACTACAACTACAACTGAAAAAGTTGCAGAACAAACTGCTACAACTGCTAAAACTGATGTTTCAGATGCATTTGACAATTTATTCAATAACTAATCAATAATCAAATTGTAATGAGTGGGATGACATTCACATATGAAACTTCTCACATTGAATACAAGTATTCATAGCATCACTCGCTCACTCATAACATAATAGGAGAACAATATGTCAGAAAAAGACGAATTGGCTGGAGTTATCGCCGATGAACTTAATAAACAATTCAAACATCAAAAGGTTGCTTACTTCCTTGAAGAAGGTGGTAATCCTACTGATGTGACGGGTTGGATTTCAACTGGTTCAACTATGTTGGATTTAGCAATTGCTAATAGACCAAATGGTGGAGTTGCCGTAGGTAAAATCACCGAATTAAATGGTTTAGAAGGTAGTGGTAAATCTCTCATTGGTTCTCATCTATTGGCTTCAACACAAAGACAAGATGGTATAGCAGTTTACATTGATACAGAATCAGCAGTATCTCAAGAGTACTTGAGAGCTATTGGTATTGATACAAGTAAAATGTTATATGTACACCTTGAAACTTGTGAAGAGATATTTGATACCATTGAAACAATTGTTATGAAAATCAGAGAGTCAAACAAGGACAAGTTAGTAACTATTCTTGTTGATTCATTAGCAGCTGCTTCTACTAAACAAGAAATGGATGCTGACTTTGATAAAGATGGTTGGGCAACAGCTAAAGCTATTATAATATCAAAGGCTATGAGAAAAGTAACACAAATGATAGCACGACAAAAAGTTGCATTGGTTTTCACAAATCAATTACGACAAAAGTTAGGTGTAATGTTTGGAGATCCTTGGACTACTTCAGGTGGTAAGGCTCTTCCATTCCATTCATCAACTCGTGTTAGATTCAAAAATGCTGGACAAATCAAAGATACTAATAAAAATACTATAGGTATTAAAATCAAAGGACAAGTGATTAAGAATCGTCTCGGGCCTCCAATGAGGACTGTAGAGTTTCCATTATACTTTGATAAAGGTATTGATGACTTTGGTAGTT